TTTATTCTTATGGGAATGGTTAAAGGTATCAAGCGTGGTAAAGGTTGGTCTCGTGTTGAAATATTAGATAAAACAGGAAGTATAGGTGTGTTTGATGAAGAGCAAACTACAATTGAGGCTGGACGAAGTTATATTGCACTCTGTTCTGATAATAGAATTGTTAGTGCTATTCCTGTGGACGAAATAAAAAACTCAGATGCTGCATTAATTAAATTTCTAAACTACAGAATGCTTCCATACAAAGATGATGAGTTATTTGTGGTATCATTTAAACCTAGAATAACGAAAGCAGGAAAGAAAATGGCATCGCTGACTCTAGCAGATACATCTAGAGAACTTCATCCAGTAACAGTATTTCCTACTGCCTTTGCTAAGGCATATATGAAGATTGAAGAAGGCCATGCATATAAGTTTGAATTAGGTAAAACTAAAGACGGTACAGTAATATTGGAGGATGTAAATGTCGGTTAGCCTTGAAGATGTATTAGCACAATTAAATCCTAAACTACGTAAAAGTATTTTAGTTGGAGATGAGGTGCCGAAAACCGAATATGCAGCAACTCCAAGTTATGGACTTAATCGTGCACTAAATGGAGGGCTTCCTTATGGTAGGCAGGTATTAATATGGGGAAGTAAGTCGAGTGCAAAATCATCATTATGCTTACAGACAATTGCCCTTGCACAAGCAGAAGGAAAAGTATGTGCATGGATTGATGCAGAAATGTCATACGACAAAGACTGGGCTGAAAAATTAGGTGTCGATACATCTAAATTAATTGTTTCTCAGGCCAGAACTATTAATGAGATGGTTGATGTTGGAGTAAGTTTAATGGAGGCTGGAGTAGATATTATTGTTGTAGATTCAATTACTTCTTTGCTGCCAGCAATTTATTTTGAAAAAGATTCTACAGAATTAAAACAATTAGAAAATACAAAACAGATTGGCGCAGAGTCTCGTGATTTTAGCAACGCATGGAAAATGCTTAACTATGCAAATAATAAAGTTAAGCCAACACTGTTACTTTTAATTAGTCAGTCAAGAAATAATATTAATGCAATGTACACAAGCCAACAGCCAACTGGGGGTCAGGCTACAAAGTTTTATTCATCTACCGTAGTTAAACTATTTTCTTCAGAGTCAGAGAATCAGGCAATTAAGGGGAAAATATATATTGGAGATAAAGCAATTGAGGAAAAAATTGGTAGAAAGATTCGTTGGGATCTTCAGTTTTCAAAAACCTCAGCAGCGTTTCAATCTGGCGAATATGATTTTTATTTCAGGGGCAATGATTTGGGTATTGATAGTATTGCTGACCTTGTTGATACTGCTGAATTAATGGGTATAGTAGAGCGCACAGGAGCATGGTATTTGCTTCCTGATGGTACAAAGGTTCAGGGAAGAGAAGGTTTTATAAATAAAGTAAGAGAGGATCTTGATCTACAAGATATGATTAAGAATAATATTAGTGGATAAGTATACTATCTACGAAGGAAAGTTTCCCTGTAAGATTTGTAAAAAAGAAGTAAGAACAATTAGACTTTATCCTGCAACAGGCATGGCAACCTGGATGTGCTCAGATAAACACTTATCAGAAGTTCAATTATTTAAAGTTGGATATAAAAAGGTAAAAAAATATGAGTGAAAAAAGTGAAAGCAAAAGAATAGGTGCCAAGCAACATAAAAATTCTGGTAGAGGAATTAAAAAGGGTGACGCAACCTGGAATAATTTTACTATAGATTTTAAGGAGGTATCAAAATCTTTTACTCTCAATCAGGATGTCTGGGCCAAAGCAGTTACCGATGCAATAAAAAATAACAATGATCCTGCGATTATAGTTGTTATTGGAAAAGATAATAAGAAGGTAAGATTGGCAGTACTTGAGTTTTCTATATTAGAAGAATTGATAAGTTTGGATTCTAGGAAAGTGGTATAATATATATATGATAAACGCAGCATATAAACCAAAAAAATTCGGACAATATGAAGATGTCATCCCCCATGTTATAAAAGGATTTTTTTCTGATGACGAGGTTAAAGAAATAAAAGAATTAATAAATCATGGAAAAGGTTTGCCACCAGGTGGTTTTTACTCCCCTCTAGTTCTTCCAGAACTTGCTAGAGAACAAATAGAACTAAAAGTTGCTGGTAAATTGTTAAAAAAAATAGAAGATTTTGCGTCTGATTTTGTTGGAGAAGAAGTTAAAATGACACACAACAGTTATCTTTCTTACAACAAAAAGCATAACCCAAATGCATTTGAAAACAGAGGAAATGAAACAGATCTTGCAATATCACCCAAACTTCCACCACATTTTGATTCAGATAATTATTTTACTAAATTAACAATAGATTATCAACTAGATGCTAATATTAGTTGGCCAATAGTTATCGATGTTAATGGAGAACTTTATCGTTTTGATCTGGAATATGGAGATTTATTGCTTTTCTGGGGGGCAGGTACAATTCATTGGAGAGATCCTATTCTATTAAAAGAAGACGATAACTGTGAGGTTTGGACAGCACACTTTGCAGTTCAAAAAGATTTTGATGAATTAAATATTCCAGCACGTGACCCAGAAGCCAGAAAAATTAGATTCCAAGAGTGGAAAGAAAAAAGTAAATTTGATGAATATAATAATGCATGGCAAGAAAAAATGGAAAAATTAGAAAAAGAAGATGGATTAATACGGCTGGCTAAAATAAGAGAATTAGAGGCAAGATATCAAGATGCTATAGAAAGAAAAAATAACAATGCTTGATGAACAAAAAACAACACTTGAGCAAATAAATGGTCTTGTAGAAATTGCTGAATACATGAAAGATGAAGAGTTTACCACTGCCTTAACAACAATAGCAAAGATTATTTTAAAGCCAGATATTCCCATGCAAGTGGCTACACTAGAAATAGTTAGACTTCAAGCAATAGCCTCTAAAATGTCTTTAAAGGCTACATGGATGGCAAATGTAGACAAGTCAGACAGGGGTAAAAAGAATTTATACTATACTGCAGCGGAGTCTATTAATAATTTAGTGTCTGCTCTTAAATATATAACCAGATGATATCTGCTATAATTAAGTTAACCAAAGGATAACAATGACAAAAAATTTACTGCAACAAGTAATGTTAAAAAATGATAAAAAAGTTTCAAAAAATAACGAAGACCATGGTTTTATTGAGGGGTTAATTGAAAAGATTGAATCTGGATACATGGCTAAAACTAAACCTAAGTTTAGTAAAAAGAGTAATTTTTCTGCTTCTGGATTAACGTATGGTGCTGGGGAATGTCCAAGATATTGGTATCTAGCATTCGATGGGGCAGTATTTTATGATAACTCTGATGCGTATGGCGTAGCAAACAGAACAAACGGAACTCTTGGTCATGGAAGAATTCAAGAGGCTATTGAGTCATCGGGATTGTTAGATGAGACAATGGAGATGGATCCGCTTCCAAGAAAATATAATAAGCAAACTCATCCAGCAATGGAGTTTAGGGTTAAAACAGAAGACCCGCCATTTGATGGATATGGTGATGTTATGCTTAGTATTAACGATGAACGTGTAATTGGAGAAATCAAAACAATTACTAATGAAGGGTTTGAATATAAAAAGAATAGTAGAAAGCCTAAGATGGGTCATCTTATGCAATTGCTTATTTATATGAAGGTTTGGAAAATTGGCAAAGGTGTAATGATTTATGAAAATAAAAATAATCATGAGTTATTGACGTTGCCAGTAGTAGTAAACGATCATTACCGTCGGTGGGTAGACCAGGCATTTGATTGGATGCGAGAAACATATAGTAGTTGGAAAGATCGGCAACTTCCACAGAAGCCATACAGATCTAATTCTAAAATATGTAAGGTGTGTCCAATTCAAAAGGCATGTGCTGAAGCAGAGACAGGGGTAATTAAAATTAAACCTCTGGAGTTGCTTAAAGATGAAGAACTGTAACTGGTGCGATAAATTATTTAGCGCAAGTGTTTCTTATCAAATATATTGTTCAGAAATATGTAGAACTGAAGCAACAAAAGAAAAAATAGCACAAAGATATATTCTTCAACGAAGACAAAAAAGAAAAGGAAAGGTTAGGATTTGCAAAATGTGCAAAACAAGTTTATCAATTTATAACGATGAGCCTTTGTGCAATAACTGCTTAATCAATCCTTCTGAAGTTAATAAAACACTAAAGCAAATAAAAAGGCTACTCAATGAATAATTTGCCCAAAACAATATGTTCTATTGATGCCAGCACTAACAATATTGCATTTGCTATTTACTCAAATAAAAATTTAGATCGATATGGCAAAATTACATTTGAAGGTAATGACATATATGAAAAAATAACTGATGCTTGTAAAAAATCTAAGGCATTATTTGATTATTATAATTTGATAGATGCTATTGTTATTGAACATACTGTATTTATGAATTCCCCAAAAACTGCAGCAGACCTTGCTTTAATTCAAGGTGGTATTTTAGGAGGAGCAGGCTTGGCAGGGATTAAAATAATAGGCAAGGTATCTCCGATAACTTGGCAAAATTATTTAGGAAATAAAAGATTAACCAAAGAAGAACAGTTTAAGATAAGATCTTCTAATCCAGGTAAATCAGAGTCATGGTATAAATCATATGAAAGAGATTTTCGTAAACAAAGAACAATAAAGTTATTGGATATTATTTATAATAAAAAAATTGATGATAATGATGTTGCTGATGCCTGTGGAATAGGGCATTGGTCTATAAATAATTGGAACAAGGCTATTGGGGTTGACAAGGAGTAGTCATGGCTGCTAAACTATATACTAACGAGTCTTGGCTTCGTAAAAGATATTTTATAGACAAGAAGACTCCTCAAGAGATAGCAAAGGAGTGTGGTGCAAGCGTGGAAACCATATATGTATATCTTGCTAAATTTGGATTAAGGAAGTCAAAAAGATGAGTTTAGAACCAGTATTTCCAGATAGAGATCATTTTGAATGCGATGACTTATCCTTATTGACAGTAGGTACAGAAGCAGGTAAAGAAATTTTGTCTACCTGCCATGAAATTGCACATATGCTTGTTAAGAAAAATATCGCTTACGGCAATTCAGCCCTAGATCCTGTCCGTATATTTTCAAAGGCGGGACCAAGAGAGCAACTCCATGTCCGTATTGATGATAAATTAAATAGGCTTATGAAGGGTACAGATTACCCAGGTGATAACGACATTGATGACTTAATAGGATATTTAGTATTATTAAAAATAGCAAAAGCAAAAAACGGGGAGTGATATAATAATATTATGAAAACCTTAAAATATCACAATATCCCTGAAGTAGATGTAAACATCGGAGAAAGAGTAGAAAATCCACTCAATAAAAATTTAGTAGGATTTTCTTTTCCAGAACTAGTATTTTCATTTAATAAAAGCATAGATGAGATTAGAAGCGTTTCTCAAAATAGACTAACATATCAAACTTTGGAGCACCTAGCAGAACACCAACCATGGATTTTAGATTATGTAGATTCTCCAGACCCCCTTCAGGTTAATTCACTTTTATTTAGATCTGATGAATTTAAAAAAGAACATGAAGGAAAGCACATATTGTTTTCTGGATGTTCAAATTCTTATGGTGTTGGACTTTACAATAATGAAATTTGGCCATGGATAGTTTATAATAAAATAAAAGAAAAAGAAAAAGTTTCTGGTTATTATAATTTAGCAATTACGGGAATAGGAACTTTTGAAATTGTTGCGGATATCTTTAAATATATTGATACTTATTCAAAGCCAGATACAATATTTATAAATTTACCCAATTTATCAAGATTTTACTCAATGCCTATTTACAAAGATCGTGTTCTTCATTTTCCAAAAGAATTTAATTTTTTAAAAACATTTCCTAGTTGGCATCATACAGTTCCGCTAAATGCAGAAGATGATAACATAGCAGCAAGACCTGTATGGGCAGGGGAACGAAAGCCTCCAGAAACGCAACACTTAATACATGCTGAAAGATTTATATATGTGTATCAATATTTAATGATGCTAGAAACATTTTGTAAAGCAAATAATATAGAATTATATATATTCTCTCATAACTTAAGCACAAATTGGTTTTTAGATCAAACAGACTTGGATTCATTTAAAAACATTTCTAGGACTAAAGATGATATAAAATTAACTCAGGATTTAATGGCTGAGTACATATTGTTAAATAAAAATGATAATTTTACAATCAACGCAAGAGATGGCATACATGAGGGGACTGCATATCAGTATGCTTGGGCTGAATTAGCATATTCTTGGTATAAAAAGGATCATAATCAATAATTATGTCATACAAAAAAAATCTAAACACTTTTTTAACAAATTATGCTGGATGTATGAATCTTAATGTTTCTTCTCGTGTAAAAATTTTAAATGCTTTTGGTAAAGAATTAAAATCTATTTCGAGTAGGAATCATGCCTTTGTATTTGATCAATTAGACACTGACGATATGAATTATGAACCATGGATTATTAATTATATTGATGAACCTGATACCCTGACTTTGAATTCTCAAAATTTTAGATCTGATGAATTTAAAAAAGAGCATGATGGAAAACATATATTATTTGCTGGATGCTCTGTAACCTATGGGACAGGTCTTTATTCTAAAGAAATATGGCCCTATTTAGTTTATAATAAAATAAAAGAAAAAGAAAAAGTTTCGGGTTATTATAATATCAGTATGCCAGCAATTAGTACTTTTCAGATTGTAACAGATATTTTCAGATACATAAATAATTATTCTAAACCAGATGTAATTTTTTTAAACTTGCCAGATGTTTGTAGATTTTATACTGTAATAGAAAACATAGTTTCAACAGAAACAGAATGGAAAGATAAAATATCTTTGAACAAAATGGAAAACTTTGAATATTTTAAAGATAAATATTTTCATTCTGTTATGCCCTTTCAAAACACAATTGACTCAGCAATTGTTTATGAAAAATTTATATATATATATCAATATTTATTAATGCTAGAAACATTTTGTAAAATGAATAACATACAATTATTTATATTTTCCTGGTCCCCTCCAATGGCAAATTTTTTAAATAGCAATGCAGTAGAACTAGATTCAATTTATAAGACTACATGGCCTTCACCAGACTGGATACAGAATTATCATATGAAAAATAAAGAAGATAAGTTTTATTTGGTTGCAAGGGATAAAATACATTATGGAACCGCATATCATTCCTTTTGGTCAACAGAAGTGTATGATTTTTATATGAAAGAGAATCATGTCAACTGAAGAAGATTTAGTCAAGCATCTTGATGAACTTAATACAGTAGTAGGAGAATATCTAAAGGGTAATGATGCTACCAAAATATCTAAAGATTTGGCAATTCCAAGAAATCGTGTAGTTCAGCATATTAATGAATGGAAAGTTATGGCATCTGCTAATGATGCTATTCGTGCTCGTGCAAAAGAAGCACTTGCTATTGCTGATACTCACTATAACAAATTAATTGCAAAATCATACGAAGTTATAGATGAAGCCAGCCTGACTAATAATTTAGGCGCTAAGACACAAGCCATAAAACTTGTTATGGATATTGAGTCTAAAAGAATTGATATGCTTCAAAAAGCAGGTCTATTAGAAAATAAAGAGTTAGCAGAAGAAATGTTGCAGATAGAAAAGAAGCAAGAAATACTTATGGGAATTCTTCGTGATATTGCTTCTGAATATCCACAAATACGTGATGAGATCATGCGTAGGCTTTCTGATATTGCTAAAAAAGATGAAGTGATTACAATTGTCCACGATGTTCAATGATTTTCTTGAGGCACTTGCCGATAACCATTTTGAAGAAACTCCAGTAGATGCAAAGACATTTGTTGAGTCTCCAGATTATTTAGGACAACCAGGATTATCAGATATTCAATACGATATAGTCCAGGCAATGAGTCAGATATATCGCAAAGAAGATTTACAAAACATTATGGGAGAAGAGGAAGGAGCAAGATATTATGAAAAATACACAAAAAACGAAATCATTTTACAACTTGGGAAGGGTAGTGGGAAGGACTTCACCTCTACTGTTGCTTGTGCTTATATTGTCTATAAGTTATTATGTCTTAAAGACCCTGCAAGATATTTCGGAAAACCAAGTGGAGATGCAATAGACCTAATCAATGTGGCTATTAACGCACAACAAGCAAAGAATGTTTTCTTTAAAGGTTTTAAGACTAAGATCGAAAAGTCTCCTTGGTTTGCTGGTAAATATGAAGCAAAGGTAGACTCAATAGGCTTTGATAAATCAATTACTGTCTACTCTGGACATTCAGAAAGAGAATCACATGAGGGTCTAAATCTTTTGCTTGCAGTTCTTGATGAGATTTCTGGTTTTGCATCTGAGGTTGCAACAGGAAATGAACAAGGTAAAACTGCCGATAATATTTATAAAGCATTCCGTGGGTCAGTGGATTCTCGTTTCCCTGATCTTGGAAAAGTAGTTCTTCTTTCATTCCCCCGTTATAACGGAGACTTCATTTCTGAGCGGTATGAAGCAGTAATTGCTGATAAAGAAATAATATCAAGAACACATAGATTTATAATTAACCCACTATTACCAGAAGATGACAAGGATAACTGGTTTGATATAGCCTGGGACGAAGATCATATTAAGTCATATAAATATCCTGGAGTTTTTGCCCTTAAAAGACCTACATGGGAAGTAAATCCTACTAGAAAAGTAGATGATTTTAAGATTGCTTTCATGACAGACCTAGGAGATGCAATGATGCGCTTTGCTTGTGTTCCTACATATGCATCAGATGCATTTTTTAAGCAGGCAGACAAGGTTCGTTCTTGTATGACAATAAGAAATCCACTTGACCAATTCAGAAGATTTGAAGAAAACTTTAAACCAGATCCAGACAAAATTTATTATGTTCATGCTGACCTTGCACAAAAGCATGATAAATGTGCGGTAGCAATCTCACATGTTGAGAAGTGGGTTAATGTGCAGGTAATAAAAGATTATGAACAGATATCGCCAGTAGTGGTTGTCGATGCGGTGGCATGGTGGGAGCCGAAGGTAGAAGGACCAGTCAATTTATCTGAAGTAAAACAGTGGATACAAAATCTACGCAGACTTGGGTTTAATATAGGACTTGTTACATTTGACCGTTGGCAATCATTTGATATTCAAAATGAACTACAGGCGGTAGGCATAAGAACAGAGACGGTATCTGTAGCAAAGAAACATTATGAAGATATGGCTATGCTTATATACGAAGAAAGGCTTGCCATGCCTGCCATTGAATTACTATTTGAAGAATTAACAGAACTTAAGATTATGAAAAATGATAAAGTAGACCATCCACGAAAGAAATCTAAGGACCTTGCAGACGCAGTTTGCGGTTCCATCTTTGGTGCGATATCATATACTCCAAGGGATCAAAACCTTGAAGTAGACATTCACACTTTTCGTGGACAGCCTCGTAGAGTTGACACGCTCCCTGAGAACGTGATACAATATAAACCTAGTCAAATAGAAGATATAAAAGACTATTTGGATAGACTAAAAACAATATAAACCAAAATGAATAATAAAAGGAGAAAAATGAATTCATTTAAGAAGATCGCTCTTGCCGTGGTTGCAGCCATGACACTGGGCACACTCGTAGTGACACCTGCAAGTGCCAATACCGTTTCAGTAGACGTAACCACTGAAGTTTCTGGCGCAGGTACTGCAGCCTCACCATTTCTAGTTAAGGTTCCATCTGACAACGTAGTAAGCGTTGCAGATACCTCAACTGCTACTAACAACGAAGCACTTCTAATCACTGCTACTGTCGTTGCTGGAACACCAGTAACATTTACTGCAGTTGGTGCGAACACACGCCTCGTATCTGCAATTGGTTCAACAGTTAATGCATCTGCTGGATCCTCATCAATCACAGTCACACCTGCTTCAACAACAGCGACTGTTTATGCATACACAACAAGTACTGCTGCTTCTGCTGTTACAGTTTCTGTAACTGGTGCAGCAACAACAATCTATCTTAAGGGTGTTGCAGGTCCTGCATACGATCTTAAGATGTCAATCCCTGCTTCAGGAAATATTTCTGGCAAGGTAACTGCAACTCTTGATGTAGCAGATATTTTCGGCAACGCTGTTGCTGATACAGTAACTGTTACTACTCTCGGTGGCGCAACTGCTGGAACAGTAACTGCTGATGCTCTTGTAACAGGTCGTTACACATCAGAGATCTCACTTCCTGCAACTGCTGGAACCGTTGCCGTTGGAGCATCTATTACTGCACCAACATCTGTTCCAACAATTAAGTTGGCAACAACTTCTCAGACTGCAATCGTAACAGTATCTGATCTTGCTGGAGCACTTGCTACTGCTAATGCTGCACTCGCTGCAGAAAAGGCTGCTCGTGCTGCTGATAAGGTAACTGCAGATGCTGCTCTTGCTGCTGCTGTAGCAAAGGCTGCCTCTGATGCAGTTGCTGCAAAGGCTGCTGCCGATGCTGCTGCTATTACTGCTGCTGCTGAAATTGCTAAGTTGAAGGCTGATGCCGTAACCGCTAAGGTTACTGCAGATAAGGCTCTTGCTGATGCAACTGCTGCACATGCTGCTGAACTTGCAAAGGTTAAGGCAGATAATGCTGCTGCAATCGCTGCAATGAAGAAGGCATTCAATGATCTTGCTAAGAAGTGGAACAAGAAGAACCCTTCTGCAAAAGTTACACTTGTTAAGTAATTAACAAATTAATAGATTGGGGAGTCAGGAAACTGGCTCCCTTTTTCTTTTATTTCAAATAAAATGTTATAATAGTCCTGTATTTAATCTGGAGGAAGAAAGGACTATTAAAAAATTAACCCGAATACTGACAGCATCTTTATTGGCTTTTGGGTTCAACCTATGGCTTCCAGAAAACGCTAACGCTACTTGTGTAAACTATATTCAATCGCAAACCATCGCAGCAGCATATAATGGTGATGAACAACCTACAGTAAATCATATGGATACTTGTTCAGGTGACGACATATCTTATCAAATACCAATTGCAACTACCGTGACTTTTGACGGGGTACAGTATGAAAACATTTACGCTACAACTAATTCAGTAATTACATTTGGACAACCTGATCCCACATACTGGGCATATCCTAATACGCCATCTATCTCCTTATACTCAATGGACTGGTTTCCAGGAGCAAGCGGTACATCTGGTTTGGATATATATTATTCAGAGGGTGGATTTCAAATTAACCTAAACATGGTTCCATTCGGTAACTATGGGGCACAACCAAGCACAGTAAATATATTAGTGGCTATTACTAATACTGGTGGTATAGCAGTGTCCTATAGTTATCAAGGTCCAGAATATCAAAATCTTAGAACAGGCGTTCGATTGCATGATGGCTCTATCGTGTCTCTTGAGCAATGGGGTGCTACGCAGGTATCAGCCTCTGATCCAGCCCCTACACTTGCTGCAGAGCCTATCCCAGAACCTTCTCCTACTCCTACCCAACAACCATCTCCAGAACCTTCTCCAACGCCCACAGAAGCCCCTATAACGCCTGAAGAACAGCAGGAGCAGGTAGCAGAGGCAGCGCAACTCGCTAATGAAATATCAGACTTAAATAATCTTATTGCTTCTATTAATGGTGACGAGCCAGTAGAAGAAGTTACCCCAGAGCCAGATCCTACACCAACACCTGACTCTACAGAAGAACCAGATTTGCCTGAACCTGATGTTGAGGTTGATCCAGAGATAGTTACTCCAGAGGATCCTCGTTGGCCAGATGATGAGCAAACTGAACCAGAAGATCCCAATCCAACTCCAAGCCCTGATACCACAGATAAGGAGAACGAAGAGACGGATCCAACTCCAGAGCCTTTAGAAGAGCCTTCACCTCAGCCAACGGATACAAATCCAACCCCAGAGCCTGAACCTGAGCAACCTGTTGATGAAGATCCTGTAGTAACACCAGATAAGGATAACACAGATGGTAGCCCTATTTCTGACGAAGAACTTAAAAAGTTAAACAAACTAATTAGCGTTAATGATGCTAAATTAATGTCAGCAGTATCAAACTTTTTGACTGAATTAAATCCAGAGGCAAAGAAAGAGTTGGCAGAAGATCTTGGCATTAAGGCAGAAGAAGTTGCCCTTATTGCAGAAGTAGCAAAAGAAAATCCTGCTGTAGCAGCAGCCGTTGTTGAGTTTGCTGAAAGGGCACAAGAAAATGCAGACGCTCCTATGCCTTATACATTAGCAGATGCTGTAACAGAAATACAAGCAGACAAGTTTTTAGAAAATCCAATAGCAGCATTGACTGATATAGATTTATCTAAGGTTTTAAACCCATCAGAGTGGGGTAAAGATATGACAGATGATCAAAGAGAAAAGGTTCAAGAGGTAGTTATACCTGTTATTTTGGTAGGAAATATTGTTAGTTCAGTTATGTCACTAAGGAGGTTATAATATGAACATGATTAAGAAGGTAGTCAAAGGACTCTTTAAGTGGTTTAAGGCTGCTATTATTGAGAGCATAGCCCAAGTATTTACCATCCTTGGCTTCTTTATCGCCTGGCTTACCCTTACAGGTACCGCCCAGCAGGTAGTGGGGGTAGCCACATTAATATCAATAGCCCTATGGCTTATCACCATCCCGCTTCGTGAAGAGAAAGAATAACTTGGTATAATACAGATATGAAGATTCCTCATATTTTATTATCGTGTATACTTGTATTAGGCCTTGGTGGCTGCGGGTATGACGGTCACTATCGCTATCCTTGCCAGGATCCAGCAAACTGGGAAAAGGCGGAGTGTAACCCACCTATATGTGAGGCTACAGGAACTTGTACAAAAGACTTGATAGGAAAACAGGATGAGTAAAAAAGAAAGATTAACACCGCAGGATCTTGACGCACGACTTAAGTTTATTCTTGGCATAACGCTTGGAACAATTTTATTAGCGACATCGTTAGGAATTTTGTACGCTCTTATATTTGTAACCCAACCAATTGGAGCACAGTCAGAAAACGACAAGATGTTCTTCAATGTGTTGGGATCAGTAGCGACATTTATCACAGGAACACTTGCTGGTTTATTGATTGGGCAAAGTGGAGCAAAAGATATTATGCAAGCACAAGTGGATAATAAAAAAGTAGACTCAGAAATTAGAATGGCAGAAGATAAACTTGATGCAGAACTTGATGAAGTTAGAGCAAGACTTGCTAAAAAACCAGATGGTGCTATGCCAGAAGAGCAGCCAGTAGATACTGATTGGGATAAGGATTAATCATGGCAGAAATGGGAACAGCAGAAAAATTAATTGAAGTAGCCAAGGGTGAAGTTGGAACTATTGAAGGTCCGAAAGATAATGAAACTAAATATGGTAAATTTGCTAAGGCCAATTTTCAACCATGGTGTGGTTCATTTGTTATGTGGTGTGCAAATGAGGCAGGCGTAAAGGTTCCCAATACCGTTTATACTCCAAGTGGTGCTGCTGCATTTAAGAAAGCAGGCTCATGGATTGATGGAGACTTAGCAGATCCAGAACCAGGAGATATCGCCTATTTTGATTTCCCATCAGACGGTGTCGATAGAATTTCTCACGTAGGTATTGTTATTGAAGATAATGGCGATGGTACTGTTTGGTGCATTGAGGGCAATACTTCAAGCAATAAAAAGGGCAGTCAGAGAAATGGTGGAGAGGTTTGTAAGCAACTCCGTGCCTATAAAAAAAATAAAAAGAATATAATGATATCTATCGTAGGTTTTGGTCGTCCCAAGTTTGGCGGGGCAGCAGTAAAGAAATCTGATGAATCTTCAAAGCCTAATAAGACTGCTAAGAAGCCTAAAACATGTCCAGAATGTGGACAAACTATTAAGTAGTTGACACATTTTTAGTTCAATGCTATACTAAATACTAAACACAGAAGGGTATGTAATGACTTGTATCGCAGTCGTTCGTGACAAAGTAAATAATAAAATATGGATGGCTGGTGATCGTGCTATCTCAGATGACAATACAGTAAATATATCTTCAAGTCCTAAGATATGGAAAAAAGAAGGCTACCTATTTGGATACGCTGGATCAATGGACGGAGATAGGATAAGGCATTTATTTGTGCCTCCACAATTTGAGGGTCGTGGAAGTATTGATAAGTTTATGTATAGTAAGTTTTTGAAAGCCTTGCGTAATTTTTATGAAGGTTGGTGGGTAGATACATCTACGTCATCAGATTTTGGAATGATTATCTGTGTGCGTGGAAAAATATATGAGCATAATGCAGCCGATATGTCGTTAACACAATACGAACAAGATTATTTAGCAATGGGTTCTGGTGGAGATTTAGCATTAGGCTCATTGTATTCAACACAAAAACAAAAGGATGCAAGGAAAAGGGCGGTACTTGCAGTAAATGCTGCTATTACCCATTCCACGTCTTGCAAAGGTCCTATTGACATCCTAAGCATTTAGGAGTACAATAAATATATGAATCATATGGGTATGGAAGATTTGTCTCCAGAGGAACAAGAATTTGGTATTTGGTTGCAAAACGGTATTGAAAGAGGCTGGATTAGCGATCCATACTGTCACACCCACGATGGGGGATATCAGTATATGGGTGAAGAAGAGTTAGAGGAATGGGAAGCAGGGGGAGACCCATGCGAACATGTAGTTAGAATATTTATTTAATGTGACGTCATGGATATAAAGAGATTAGTAAACAAAAACAGAATCGGATCCGAATTTTGGATTAATTCAGAAAATAAAAGTTTTACAGAAATAGTAAAGGCAAACATAACTATGCCTGGGGTTTGGGCATCATCACAACCCATTGTTCATAGTTTTTACTATGATAATATTTTAAAACCAATAAATGGTTATGCCAAAGAGTTTTGGCCAAGGCCAAAAATTATAAAAAACAACGAGACAATACACTTAAGATATTTTACACATGCAGAAATATGGTTTCAGCCAATGCGAGATGGATTATATGCTTTAGACAAAACATGGCAAAGACAGTTTTATCCTTCCGAAATATCTGTTGGTAATTTACAAGGTTATTTTAATGCTTGTTATAAATTTTACATACCATGGATTTTTGATGAAAATTTAACATTAAGTATAAAAGAAATAGAAGATTCTCCATTTAAAATTTTAAATACAAAGGTAAATTTTTATAAACTAAATCAGAATGAAGATTGGAATTGCGATTGGTTTCATTTTTTAATTAAGTCTGAAGGAGACCATATAGAAAAATATAATGATTATATTTACGGAGTAATTCCAATTAACACACCCATATGTGATATAATTATTGAAAATAAAGAAATTATTGATAAAGTAGAAAGAGAATATGGTAAATAAAGTAATATTTTCTCCAACTGGAGTCAATGCAAATAATAGTTTATATAATACTCCTCCAGTAAAAGCGCTTTCAGTTTTGCCAGACTGGTATAAAGATTTAGCAGGTTATCGTCATGGATCAAGTCATAGTAAAAGTTTTTTACATCCAGTAAATGATCGAGGTCAAGATGGCTCTGATGTATCTACTAAACTTTGTAATCCATTAATGGATGCTATGACATCTGGATACATTCAAACATTGCCAGAAGATGTTGAAGTTGTATTAGATAAAGATGAAAAGCCGTCTTTATTTTGGAAAACAGAAGTTCCATTAATTGATACCAGACCTTTAGTAGATTTTGCTATTCCAAAAGAATGCCATCCAATCCACTTTGGATGGAAAATGTTTTGGTATTATGAAACCCCTCCAGGGTATTCTCTTTTAATAACTCATCCTTTTAATAGATATGACTTGCCCTTTTATAGTCCATCTGGAATAGTGGATAGCGATATTTGGGGACTGCCTGTATTCTTTTCATTTTTTCTTAAAAGAGGTTTTGAAGGGGTTATAGAAAAAGGTACACCTTTATTTCAAATGATTCCAATAAAAAGAGAAGACTGGTCTCTTGAACTAGATTATTCCGAAGAGAAGCATTGGGAAAATAAAATAAAAGAAGAAAAAAGACGCTCACACATTACAGCACATTATAAAAAATCTACATGGCAAAGAAAAAACTATTAATAGTGTATAATAGATAGTAATCATAAAAGGAGAAAATATGCAAGGCTTTAATATTTATAATATACCAAAAACTTATAACAAACCACATAAATTTTTTGAAAAGTATTTAAATAATGATTTAAACCAAATGACAAATGATCTAATTCAGGTATATAGAGATATCCAAAATACAAATTTGCGTGGAGTATCTCCAGTGGGATCAGAAAACGATAAATTTTGGATCGAATCTGGTAGCGTTTCTACCGTTAAGTGGTCAGAGTATAATGTTTTTCAATTTTACACAGAAGAAATTTATAATGTTTATTCTGCAGTAAAAGATCTCACCCTTGAGGCTTGCGATTACTATGGGGTTAACTTTAAACAGCAAAAATATTATATTCAGGGATGGTTTAATATTAATGATCGTAAACTTGGAAAGTTAAATTGGCATGACCATGGCGGTCCTTGGGCGCCATTTTGGCATGGGTATTATTGTATTAAGGCAGAGCCTTCATCAACTTTTTATAAGTTAGAAAATAAAGATGAATTAATTATTGAAAATCATAATAAAGACAACAGGCTTATTCTTTCTGAAATGGGACACCCTCATGCGATGGGAGACTGGGATTGGGATGGGCCAAGAATTACTTTGGCATATGACATTGCTCCACTTGCTTCTTTAAGGATGACTTCGGCATTGCCACAACACTGGATTCCATTGGTATAACATGACATCTATAAAAGTTTTTGTTTATGGTTATAAAAATAAAAACTTATTAGAAAATTTACAAGATATAATAAGTAAACAAAGCAACCAAAATGGCATAACCTATTATGTTTATGATCAAAATAATGTCAATAGAGATTTTTTGTTTAATAAAGTAGATGCTGATATTGTATATAATCATATTAAATGGGATGATATGAAATCTATAACCTATTACAGAAACATGGCCTTATTGCATTATAGTAATTGTAAATATTATTTAGAAATAAATCCAAATATTTCTTTAATGAATGAATGGGATATTTATTTAACTTCCAACATTGATGATAAACAAATAATTTCTGGATTCGGTATGCCAAAATTATCTATAAATAAGCATCATGTTGTTGTAGACAGGCAATACTCTGATTCAATAAAAGAAACAAATTATGTTGATACAGATTTAATATTTTGCTCTCAAATTGATGCAATGACTTTAATTAAATTAAAAAAATTAAAAGAAATTGGACAAGATCTTTTTGCGTCTTTGCTATTTGTAAATAAGGGATATAGCATATATTCATTGCCGACTAATTTATACCATAAGGAAATACAAGAAAATTCCAATACATACAAATCATTTTCAATAAATCATGGATACAACAAAATGTTATCAATAATAAAAAAAGAAAATAATGATAAGTTTGAATCTTTTCACGGTATATCCATTGGAGATATACTAGAAATTCCTTATCAGGTTGATGATGTTTATTATAGTGATTATAATATTAGTCTTGAAAATATGAATGCCCCAAGATTTATAGCGGGATATAATAAGGTACAAATAACCTAGTACAGTATAATAGGAGATAATTATGCATAGAATAACAGTTATAGAAAATTTTATTACACCAGATGATGCAGCGACTCTAATTCAGCAACAACTAGACCCTAATTCAGAAAAAAATCCATACCCAAAGTATTACTCTGATAGATATGGCGGAACTTCATTACCATACAACAAAACGGTACAAGATATAATGATAAGATATGGGAAAAAATCTAACGAAATGCACAAAGCGTTAAATGGATTTGTAAATCCAATATATGTGTTTAAAGGTTTTGGATCTCACTGGGTGCCTGGAACTAAGGGCGGACTACATATTGATGCACAAGACCCCGAATCTTTTATTGAGTTTAGTACAATTATTTATTTAAGTGATGAAAAAAGTTATGATGGTGGAGTAATTTATTTTCCAAACCAAGATTTTCAGTATAAACCAAAACAGTATTCTGCAGTATTTTTTCCAGGAGCGGGAACAGAATATATTCATGGAATAACTACAGTTACCCGTGGTGAAAGATTTACAGCGCTTTTTATGCATACTAGTCTGCCACAACATGCAGATCCAGATTATCATCCTAATCCAGGCTTATGGAAGGCTGGTGTATATCCTCTTGCTAGAATATGAAATTTTAGATCTTGGTTTAGTATTATATAAAAATGTAATTAAAGAACCTGGACAAATTATAGAAGACCTTAACTCTTTAGATAAAAGATACGAGAATAAAGAACATGGAACATCTTTTACTAATATAAAGCCATGGAAGCCATGGCAAAATGAAAGCGCTAAAACTATGGAAACTTTTTGTTGGCAAAAGTTTTTACCCCCACGGCATGCCATAAAGCCTAGCGATTATTATTTTAATGAGCAACTAAGTATATCCAAAAAACTATATGAATCTTTAGATTTTGCTACCAATCATTATGCAAACACACTTTATCCCTTTTGTGGAAAAAATATAAAAAATAGAGAATTCAGCATTCATTTATTAAGATACGAAGTTGGCGGATTTTTGCCTGCACATATTGATCACGGCATTAGCAGTAGGATTCTTTCCACTGTAAGTTATCTAAACGATGACTATGAGGGTGGAGAGATAGAGTTTCAAAATTCTAAAATAAAAATTAAGCCTCCTGCAGGAAGTATTATTTTTTTTCCTTCTAACTTTTTATATGTTCACGAAGTATATCCAATAACAAGCGGTTCTAGGTATTCCTTGCCTCATTGGTATCATAATATGAGAGAAATGGTCTATTCGACAGGAGAAGCATGAAAAAAATAATTAAAAAAATTAAACTTTATTTTTTAATTCGTAAAATAAAAAAGGCAGACAATAATAGAAGGTATATTTATTAAAATGATAATACTTGGAATAAATGAAACTTCTCATGACGCTTCTGTATCTTTAATTAAAGACGGAGAAATTTTATTTTCTGGACATGCAGAAAGGTACAGCAAGCAAAAAAATGACTGGTATAACAATAAAGATATTTACCTAGATCTCTTAAATTATGGGACGCCAACACATATTGCATACTACGAGCATCCTCAGTTGAAAAGATCAAGAATATTTTTAAAGGGTGGGGCTGCTGATTGGAAGCCGAATATCCCAATGGATTTACCAATTAAATATTTTAATCATCATTATTCACATGCTTGCGCTGGGTACTATACAAGTAAGTTTAATGATGCGGTCATAGTTGTATTAGATGCAATCGGAGAATATAACACTTCAAGTATTTGGGTGGGTCAAGGATCAGATATAAAATCTGTTTATAAAAAAAATTATCCATTTAGTTTTGGATTATTTTATTCGGCATTTACGCAGTTAGTTGGACTAAAACCTAATGAAGAAGAATATATATTTATGGGCATGGCGGCATATGGAGATTGGTCAAAATATTTTCTTAAGGTAAATGAATATTTCCCAGACTTACAAAAACAAAAATATAACTTTCATAAAGGCATTTTTGATTGGGATATGCCCATTACAGAACAAGATAAGTTTGATATTGCAGCAGCAGTACAACGGGTATATGAAAATAGATTAGTAAACTTTATGTCGATGGCACAAAAACTTACAGGCAAGCGCAATCTTGTTTTTATGGGGGGATGTGCTTTAAATTGTGCAGCGAATACGATGCTTTGGAGAATGTTTGATGATGTATGGATTATGCCCAATCCTGGAGACGCAGGATCATCTCTTGGTGCAGCAGCAGCGTTTTATGGAAAGCATTTAAATTGGAAAAGCCCATACCTTGGTCATGATTTAGGCGGGGAGTATCCAGTAAATCAAATTATTACTAGTTTAATTAGAGATAAGGTGGCAGCAGTAGCAACAGGAAGAGCAGAGTATGGTCCTAGGGCTTTAGGCAATAGATCAATTTTTGCTGATCCTAGAGACCCACTCATAAAAGATAAAGTTAATCTTATTAAAAAAAGAGAACTATTTAGACCTTTTGCTCCAGTAGTTATGGAAGAACACGCTGATAAATGGTTTGACATGAGATTTTCATCGCCATACATGCAGTATGCTGTAAAATGCTTAAGGCCAGACAAAATACCATCTGTTGTTCATAAAGACGGAACCTCAAGGGTGCAGACGGTCAATAGACAACAGCATCCAGGTCTATACGAGGTTCTATCTAATTGGTATACTATGACTGGGGTTCCAATACTACTAAATACAAGTTTAAACATAAAGGGACAGCCTTTATTGAATGATGAAAAAGACATCACGGCATGGGAAAATACATATAACTTTACAATCTGCAGGTAGGGTGCTATAATATAAATAGGAGGAGTTATGGAATCAAAAAAGAAAAGCCTGCTAAAAACAATTAGTTGGCCATTTGTACATTTTACATTTGTTGCTGGAATTTTATTTGCAGTAAGTCATATAATTTATGGTGAGGCTGAATGGGAATATGTTGGTCTATATGCGATATCGTATATGGCACTAGAGATGACATTTTATTATCTTCACGAAAGAGTCTGGGCCAAATTTGGCAAGAAGGTGAAATAATGCGTATTAAAATTATTAAGTTCGTTGTCAAACTTCTAGGCTATGAGTGGTCTGGAGACAATTTAAAACTTCCTGTATGGCAGGTAAAGGCTAAGACAAAGAATAAATAATGCCATCATATGAATATGATTGTATGGCATGTGCTGTACGATATACAAAAGTTAGATCGATGTCTGATGAAGATCCAGGTTATGCCTGCGAGACTTGCGATAAACCTTTAGTTCGTGTATACTCTAATATAGGAGTCACCTTTAACGGCTCTGGTTTTTATAAAACTGATAATAGAAAGGTATAATATGTTCAGTATGCTAAAGAGCAAAGAAGAAGAAAAGGTATGGCTTCTTGATGCAACAGATCGTTGTGATCGTTGCTCTGCTCAGGCTTATGTAAAGGTGATCGGAAAGAATGGGTCTGACCTATTGTTTTGTGGACATCATTACAATAAGGCAATGGATAATGCAATTGGGTATGACAATATGATGAAGTTTGCATTAGAAATTGTTGACGAAAGAGAGCGACTTATTGAAAACCGACAGGTTGGAAGCGAGAACTAATGTACGAATATAGAGTAAAAAAGATTACGGGAGTGGTAGATGGAGACACTATTGATGTGGACATTGACCTTGGCTTCAATGTGTCCTACTCCCAACGAGTACGCCTTGCTGGTATTGACACTCCAGAATCACGCACCAAGGATAAGTTTGAAAAAAGTCTTGGACTTGAAGCAAAAGAATATCTTAAAACAAAATTAAAAGACGCAGAGTTAATAGTAATTAAAACTGAAAAACCAGATTCTTCTGAGAAGTATGGCAGAATTCTTGGTTGGCTTTATGTTAATGGAGACACCGTATCTATTAATGATCATATGATTGAGGATGGATATGCTTGGGGATATCTTGGAGATACCAAGGTAAAAGATTTTGCTGTACTTGCCCAACAGCGAGAAAAGTCAAAAAATGCAAGAACCAAGTGATTTCGACAAATTGGTATTATCTGGGGTAGTAGAGCCAGCAGCACTTGATCCAGATACTGGAGAAATGCTGTATACCTTTAATAAAGATTTAGAAAAGATAAACCCTGAGTTACATAAATTGGTATTAGATAATTTTATATCTTCTGCCATGAAACTTTGGGAATTGGGATTTATCAATATGGATGTTACTTCAAACAATCCGATGGTTTCATTAACTAGTCGTGCCTTTAATGAAACAAATATTAATGAATTAGATGAAGACATGCAATTTTCTCTTAAGGAGATTAAGCGCAATCTGATTCAATAGGTAGTATAATAAGTCCATAATGAAATACATATCAGGATTTATATTGGCTTTTATTTTAATATATTTGTTTGAAAAGTTTCAGGCTAAACATAATATATTACAAGAAAGCAAAATAAAGCCTATAAGGTATAGCCAAAGCCATATTCATTCTTTAATATTTCCGTTACTACCAAAAGGCACAAAAATTAAAAAAATTAAAAAAACTCAATCTAAGATCCATGAGGCAAAAAATAACATAAGAGTTATAATTATGGATAACAACGCCTACTGGATTAAAGATAATGCCTTCTATATGGCAGATATGTCAATTGATGGAACAGTAAATAAAGATAGCACAAGAAGAGTTGACACAGATGGTATGAATAAGGTACAATTAGACAAGATGCTGTTCATAATAGATAAACTAAGAGAAGGAACTTTAGATGATAGTGGGAGTGCAGGGTAGCAAATCTTTTGATGACTACCAGGTTTTTCTTCGTGCTATGGGCGTAGCCCTTTCAAGCGCAAAAGAAGAAGATCCTTATTTTTATATTTATACAGCGGGTCCAGCAAAAATAAATTCTATGGTTATGGAATTTGTTAATGTTTCTGAACGCAGTATGAGATCAAGGGGCAAGAAGATTAAAATGTATAAGGTGCCTCCTTCTTGGATTGAAGAAAACATACAAGACTTTAATTATCTTGCATTTTTATCAACACCAAACGATTCTGTTTCAAAATTAGTTAAGGAAGCAGAATTAAAAAATATAGAAGTTGGAATCTTTAGATACTAGGAGAAGATATGAATATTAAATCATTAGAGCAAATGGAAAAAATAGTAAACTCAAGCAATACATTATTTTGGGATGGATGGTCTGTTATTAATAGATATAGATCTGAAAAGGGTAGAACCTCAAAATATGGTGCATATATTGATGGAAAATGGTATATGACTCGTAAGTTTATACCAGGAAAAAATGGTTGGGATATACCAGAAAGTTTTATAAATGCACAAACTAAAATGGAAAGATAGCGCTGCTTGTGTTGATTACGACACAAATATATTTTTTGAAAAATATGAAGAAGAAGAGTCTTTAAGACCTGCCATAGATAAGTTATGTCAGGACTGCCCAGTAGTAAAAACTTGTTTTGCCGTAGGCATTTCTAGTAAAGAGTGGGGAGTTTGGGGTGGGATATACTTAGAGGGTGGATCAATATCAAAAGAATTTAACAGTCACAAGGATTCCGATAATTGGTCAGAGATTTGGCAAGCACTAACAATGGAGAAAAAATGATAATTCAAATTATAGGACTTCCTGGTTCTGGAAAAACAGAACTAGCAAAAGCACTTAAAGAACGCATTAATGCAATTCATCTTAATGCAGATGAAGTCAGGGCTACGGTTAATTCTGATCTTGGATTTACCGCTGAAGATAGGATTGAACAGGCTCGTCGTATGGGAGAGATGGCGAGGTTGATTGCAAAGCAAAATGTAGCGCCAGTAATTGTAGATTTTGTATGTCCGACAGAATTAACTCGTGCAGCATTTGGTAAACCAGATATTTTGATTTATATGGAAACTATCGAAGAGGGCAGATTCGAAGATACTAATAAGATATTTGAAGTTCCTAATAATTTTGATATGGCTTTTATTAGTCACGAATGGAATCCTGACGAAAAGGCAACAGAAATTATTAAACAATTTAAATTACATGATTGGTCTGCACCAACAACATTAATGCTTGGTAGATATCAGCCATGGCATGAAGGGCATCACGCACTCTACAGAGAAGCGGGGAAGAGAACAAGCCAGGTACTAGTAGGAGTCCGTAATACCTATAACACAAGTGAGAAAGACCCATTTACCTTTGATCAGGTAAAGGGTTATATTGATAAAGATAAGTTTATGGATAGTGCAATGGTGCTAAGATTACCAAACATTACAAACATTGTATGTGGTCGTGATGTAGGTTATAAGGTTGAGCAATTAGATTTAGGCGAACAAATTCACTCTATTTCTGCAACACAAAAAAGAAAAGAAATGGGTCTATGAAGATTAAATATATTTGGACTATCATAAAAGATAGATGGATGCGCCCATATGATGATATTATTTTAAGATTTAATACTAAAGCAGAGGCAGACGATCCGCTTGTATGGAGAATTTTTATTAATGGAAATCAAGCATTAGCAAGTGACTTTGAAATTCATGGGTATGCGTATGCTATTTTATCTAAGTATGAAGGTGATATAAAGTATAATGTAGGTTGCCTTGGTCGTGTAAGGTGGGAAGGCACAAAGGCAATTATTACTGCTATTAGAAAACAGCCAGAGGAATTGCTATAGTGTATACAGATGCTATGCGTAAGGCTTTTCGATCTCTTGATCATTTTGCACCCAAGGGATTTAAGTTAGATTTAATAGATAATGATAGTTTTATTACCGTTCGTGCTTCAGAAAAATCTTTTATGTCTTTGCTTGATGATGATAAAAAACTTGCAGTACAATATATGATAAGGGTAAAGAAGGCTCTTGAGGACAATGGAGCCATTGTTCTTTTAGTTAGAGAAGGAGGAATGGGATAATGGATGAAGAAGTTTTTAGAAAACGTCTTGATTTAGAAAAAGATGAAATTTATTTAAAAAATGTTGCTAAGTTAGGAAGTTCTGCAAAAAATGTATATATTGTAGATAATTTTTTATCTGATGAAGAATATCAAACATTATCTTATTTTGTAAATAATTCTAATCAAATTTGGATTAAAGAGCCATGGACCACCGAAAGAACCCATAAAGAAGCAATTCCAGAAAATATTCTTAAACTTTTAAAAAAAATATTTCAAACTGCTAGAATAAAATGTATAGATTATTATGATATAGATATAGAAGCAAATGATAATTTTATGGGTGAATATCTTTTAACTAAGTGGAGCAGGGGCAGTAAGATGACCCCCCATATAGATACAGACGCTCAAAAACACCAACATATTGTCTGTATGTATTATATTAATGATAACTATAAAGGCGGAGAATTAGAATTTCCAGATTATAATTTAAAAATTAAACCTAAATCAAATAGTTTAATTATGTTTCCTGGTAACGAAAACTATGTTCACGGAGTACTTGAGGTTTTAGAAGGATTTAGATACACCTTTCCAATGAGGTTTCAGTTTGCTGGTTCTACATTTTTAGGAACAACAGAACTTCGTGAGATCTATAACCAACAATTGAAATATTAGGACAAAAAGTTGTATCCTAGAGAGTATGGTAAAATAAGTATATGATTATCGATCCTTCTGAAAAAGATGACATTTATTTAAATAATGTTGCCAAAATAGGAGACTCTGAAGAAAATATACAATACATACGAAATGTTTTGTCTGAAGAAGAACATAAAATTATACTTGATTATGTAAAAAATAATAAGATGTGGAGACGACAACCATGGGATTCTGAATCTGTTTTCCATGACGATTTACCAGAAGAAATTGTTAAAATATTAAATAAAGTTTTTACACTTGCCTATGAAAAGTGCACAAATTTATATGGTGTAGAGATCAATCCAGTAGACAAACATAGACTTAATTTAATTAAATTTAGACAAGGCATGTTCCTGGATGCACATGTAGACACGCTGTCAAGTGAAGAAAACCATATTGCAGTAATATATTACATTAACGATGACTATATTGGTGGAGAAATTTGTTTTCCAAAATTTAATTTAAACATTAAACCAGATCCTAATAGTTTAATCTTTTTCCCTGGAAACGAAGGTTATATGCATGAAGTGTCCACAATCTTTAAAGGTGATAGATATAGTTCTACTATATGGTTTCAGTTTACTGGCTCTACATTTAATAAAAATAAAGAATGGTATGGATAAATTATGACAGAATATGATTTTGGAAACTCTGTAGAAAATATACATATTACAGAAAATGTTTTATCTGAAGAAGATCATAAAAAATTACTTGACTATACGGTTAATGTTAAGGATTGGCATACTCAGCCCTGGGGAGTCAAATACTTTAGTTTTGATAAAGGGTTGTCCTTAGAAATTATTGACATATTAGATAAAGTTTTTAGGCTTGGCTTTAAGAAGTGTGAAGAACATTTTAATGTAAAGTTTCGTGTTTTTGACAAACACGAACTTCATTTAATTAAATTTGAAACAGACTATTCCATGAATAAACATGTAGATACAACAGGAGATTTTGCTATAATCTACTACATTAATGATGATTATATTGGCGGAGAAATAAACTTCCCGTGGCATGATTTAAAAATTAAGCCAAAAGCAAATAGTTTTGTTACATTCCCTAGCAATCAGCATTATTTGCATGAAGTGCTTAAAAATACTGGAGAGCGATATTCTTCTACATTGTGGTTTAATTTTGAAGGTTCACCTTATCGTGGAAATATAAATGAATATGAATCTACAGAAAATACAATTCCTGATTCTGTAAGAGAAACAAGATGATATGTCATTTTTAACGAGAAATATTTTAGATGCTTATAGAGAAAATAGCGAAAATAAATGGTATTTAGAAAAATACTTTTCAGACAACAATCATTTAGGATTCTATCCTGCAAATGCTAAAAATTCTGTTGATACAGAATGGAATCAAACTGATTCTCATATTGCAACTATTGATGAACAGAATACTTACAAAATTAATCATCTTGGTCTTCGTGGAGAAATTGACGAAAATGCAACTGCAATAGCATCTGGATGCTCTATAACTTTTGGCATTGGGGTTCCAGAATTAGGAAGATGGACAAACATTTTAGGAAAAAAACTTAATAAGAATATTACAAATTTAGGAAATCCTGGAGGATCCGTAGAAAGTATTTGTACTAATATCATTCAGTATTGTAGGAATAACAAAATGCCAAAAGAAATTTTTTGTTTATTTCCAGATTTTTTTAGAAGCATGGTTGTTGCAGATCACGAATTTTATAAGTCAAGTAAAATAGTACGTGATGATCCAAACAAGCATCAGTTACATTTAACCTTTTGTAATCCAGTTACCCTTTTATATGAAGATTCTTTGTTTATGGAAGTAAAAGATAAAACAAATATAGAAGATTCAGTTTCTCCACACCAATTAATTTTAGATGCTGTAAACTTTATATATATTTTAGAATCATTTTGTTTAACAAATAACATAAAACTATATTGGTCGACATGGGACCTACACACTGATTTAGTTATGACAGAATTAATTAAAATTAAAGATTTTAAATTAAAAAATTTTACTTCTATATTTCAAACACAAAAAACATTACCTATTGGCAGTCTTGTATCTAATAGTTGTAATTCAGATCATGGGTCTGAGTTTAAGGATGACGTTTGTTGGTTTCAAGGATCAGATTATTCTATTATAAATTATAAAAAGGTAACTGACTATGCTCATCCAGGCATTCATGTTCAACAACATTTTGCAGATTTATTTTATAATTTATATCAAAAAGACTCATTGCATCTTTGACTTAATTGACGTTTGGGAGTATAATTAGTATATGCAAACATTTTTACCACAAAGCGATTACAGTGTATCTGCTTACATGCTTGATAATAAACGACTTAACAAACAAATCTTAGAAGGCTATCAGATTCTTAATGTTTTATCTGGTAAATCTCCTACAGGTGGTTGGCGTAATCATCCAGCAGTATTGATGTGGAAAGGTTTTGAGCGAGGCCTGTGGTCTTATATACAGGCTATGATTGCTGAGGCTAAAAGTCGTGGCATCAAGACCGAAAACAATGAAATAAATCTTAACATATTAAAAGAAATGTGTTGGGAAAATTGGGGCAATAATATGCCTGAGTATTTCCAAGATGAAAAAAAATTAATTCGTATTGTAACAACTCATCGTGCCAATTTATTTAAAAAAGATCCGCTTTTTTATTCACAATTTCAATATGCAGTAACAAGTATTAATAACTCTCCTTGTTGCCCTGAGCGCAAACTTCCATGTAAATATTATTGGCCAACACATGAGGTTTCTAATGTTTGACTTTATAGTATTCATAATAGTTATTTTTGTTATCTTTAGTGTTGTTTTTGAAAATATAAGATTAAAAAATAAAAATATAGAGTTATTATTTTTAATGACACAATTAAAGTTGGATAATGAATCAATAAAGAAAAAGGTATTGTCCAATGAAGATATAGAAAAAGATCATCTGATTAATTTTTTAAGTGAAACTAGAGAACTTGCATTTAATGAAATTGAAAAATTGCAAAAAAACATTAAAGAGTTTATAGACATTGCAGATAAAGAATTTAACTATTTTGATGAATATGGAATTTTAATGTCACAATACCCGCATTACAATACTCTTAAAAAAGTATCTGAGGAATATAAAAAATTAAAAAATCTTTTGCCAAATGAGATAAATGATGGACGCTAGAGGAATCCCAACTTGTAGTTGTCCAAATTGTGGATGCGTATATTTTGTTGCTACTGTTCAATTTGACCCCTTAGATTATGAGATAGGCTTGTATTTTTTAGATGGAAGTTGTAAGGAGTGTGGCACGTTGGTAACATTGCCAACCCCATTAGATAAGATAAAGGAGAATGAGTTATGAAAGAGATAGTATTTTCAATATTGACAGGCTTTGGATGCGGAGTTATTTTTGCAGCCTTTAAACTTCCAGTTCCAGCCCCTCCCGTGTTTGCTGGGGTTGCTGGTATAATTGGATTATGGCTAGGTTACGATGCCATAACTAGATTCATATCCTAGGAGGAAAAAATGAAACTTAGTGAACAAAACAAAGCAATGCTTGCATCATACGGACGATCAGTTCTAGGTGCTGCACTTGCACTCTATATGTCTGGGGTTACAGATCCTAAGACACTTGCGTACTCGCTGGTGGCTGCTATTGCACCAGTTGCATTGAGAGCACTCAATCCAAACGATACCGCATTTGGCAGAATGCCTGCACTCAAAGCATTACAGGATGCTTTAGAAAACATTTCAGTAAAGGCTCCTGCAAAGAAGAAAAAGGCTACTGTAAAAAAGAAGTCTGGCGGTGGCGGTAAGCCATCACAAATGCTTTAATAGTATTTGGTTTAGAACAGGGATGGGTAATTGACATCCCTGTTTTATTATGCTATAATTTATATGTACCTGCCCAAAGGGGGGTATAAACGAACTCGCTTAACAAGGAGGAATAATGGTAAGTTCATTTGCATTGGATCTATTTAAGGATCCATTTTTTATTGGTTTCAACAGAGAGTTGGACCGTCTTTCAAATATCCATCGTGAGGCAACTCGTCAATCTTTTCCACCATATGATTTGGTAAAGTTAGATGAGGATACTTACAAACTATCTTTGGCTGTTGCTGGATTTAGCAAGGACGAGGTAGAGGTTTCTGTGGATAATGGAAGTCTAGTTATCAAGGGTGAGAAAGCCGAAGAGTCCTCTTCTGAGGTACTTCATAAGGGTATCGCAACCAGAAAATTCACACGCACCTTTGCTCTTGGAGAGTATATGGAGGTAGATCGTGCTGAAATGGCAGACGGTATTCTTAGCGTCTTTGTGGAAAGAAACATTCCCGAAGAAAAGAAACCAAAAACTATCAAAATCAAGTAAGTAAAAGACCACCTGAGCATGTGGCTAAACTGCTCTTTTATTATGATTTTCTTTTAATATATATGTCATGATACCCAAGATCATTTAACACCATAGCATCAACAGACCAATTTTTATTTAAGTGTAAAAATTCATTTACACTTTGAAATACGCCTACTTGCTCATGGCGCAACTCATTATAAAAAATACCATCATAAATTATATAAGAGGTTAATCCTATAATTCCATCTACATTAGTTATTTTGGAACAAATTGATAAAAGATTTCTTATAAAAAATCTTTCTCTTTCCATATCTAATAATATTAAATCATATTTTTTATTTAAGGTAGGTGCTATGTCTCTTGCGTCTCCTTTTATAATATTAACATTAGGATGATAAGAAAATTTAGACTTTATATACTCCTCATGTGTTAGTAAACTATCTTTGGGCGCAGGTCCTCCCGCTGCAACAACACCGTCGCAATTATTATAAACATCTACAAGGTCAGCACTTTTAGCATTAGTTGTATCTATAAACATTTGAGCAGAGTATCCCCAACCAACTCCAATCTCTAAATAAGATATATTTTTATTTAAAGTTTTTGCGTACTCATATTTTGAAGTAAAGAGTTTTGCATCGTTTAATTGATTTTGGGATATAGGAATTGCCTTTTCAATTTCATTAGTTTTGAATAAAACTTCTTGATCATATCCTAAAGGTTGTATTATTTTTTTAAGCATTTTTAATATCAGTAATAATAGCATCTGCTAGTGCTTTATCAAAATGATAGTGTCCATCCGATATTTTATCAAACTCTGGCTGTAGTATAGATACAATCCTATCTTTTGTTATTTGCATAATTTTATTAATAAGAATTTCTGCCTGTTGCTCTGATGTCAGTGTTTGTTCCATATATCTATTTTACCATAAGAATATGGTATACTATTTATTATGCCGTATCATGTAGGTGCTAAAGGTTCTGGAGGATGCTCTGGATACCCCGCTATGAAGGACACAGGAGAGGTTATGGGATGCCATAAGACTCGTTCTGAGGCTGCAGCACAGATCTATGCTATAAACCGCTCTGAGGGCAATATAAAGGCTGATAACCCATGCTGGGAAGGATACGTACAAAGAGGAATGAAAGAACAAGATGGAAAAATGGTTCCTAATTGTATACCAGTAGAAAAGATATTTTGGGAAGGCTCTGCCTTTGAAAGAAAGCAAAAATAATGTCATCTGGTAAATTTAAAAGACACGATAAGTTTAACCCTATACAAATTAAAGATGGAATGATCGTTCGTCTTCGTAAAGATGGTACTGTAAAGGCTGTTCTTGGAAAATACGGCGAGTATAACAAAGATAAAAAATAGTTTTTAAACTATTTAAAATTTTTTGCATTCTGTTATCAAACTATTATAAACGTTAAAGCATTCAGTTAAGTCATTATTTTTAACCTTTTCTTTAATGCATTCATAGTTTTTATTTATTTTAGAAGATTTTAAAAATTGATGATCTGAAAGATCTGATATATCTGGTGAATAATTTTTATTTATAATACTATTATTAGTTTTATCACCTACATATTTTAAAATATTATCTTTATGTATATTGATATCATTAAAATCTATCATTAAATCTACAATTTTTAAAATATCTTTAAAAAAATAAATATAATATTCAGTATATTGTTTAATATTAAAATCAATATCAATATTTTTATTATAAAAATTTTCCATAGAACATAAAGATGAGATAGAGTCTACAGGATTTCTTAATACGGTAATTGCATAATTGTTTTCTTTAAAAGATTTTGATCCTGCATCATTATAATAATCGTTATCTTTACTATATTCGGGATCCATCTTCTTTGTTCCATTAAGATGTCTTCTATAAATTTCTTTTTGAAAACTGTCACTTAATAATTTAGAAAGATAAGTTGATCCACATCTAGGATATGTAATAAGATGTATCTCTTTACTCATATTGTTAATCATATCAGAGCCTCCTGTAGGATTTGAACCTACGACATCTCGCTTACAAGGCGAGTACTCTACCCCTGAGTTAAGGAGGCAACCATTACGCTACGACAACCTTGGCGATAGCATTAATTGTTGCAGCAATTCTTCCGATATCACGAAGTTGTTCAGTTGTATATCCTTCTTGTTTTAAGGTTTCATAATGAGCCTTTACACAGAAATGACATTTTCCAATAATAGATGCAATAAGCGCATACGACTCAAACTTCGCCTTAGTTGTACCGCCATGAGATGCAATAGCATTCATTCTAAGTTGTGCTGGTAATCCAGTTAGATTTGGATCATCTGCCATCTCAGTATATGGATACCATACATTGTTCTGTGCCATCAAGGCTGCTGCTGTAAAGGCTGCATTTTTTTCTACCTCATCTGTAACACCATCAGAAACCATAGCGACAATGTCCTGATTACCTGTTGCAAGGGCTGCTGCAAGTGCAAGGGATGAAGAGTAATCGTAATCAAAAGTACTTCTATTGATCACAGCATCAAGATTTAACTTAATGTCTTTAGCATACTCAGGAACAAGTTCCTTTACTTCATCTACCCAACTCACAGTGTTTCTCCACCAAGGCTTCTATTGCAGGCACAAAGTTCTCCTGTTTGCAAGGCATCAAGTACACGAAGAGTTTCTTCTGGACTACGACCTACATTAAGATTATTTACAGTTACATGTTGAATAACATTATCTGGATCAACAATAAAGGTAGCACGAAGTGCAACACCATCTTTATTTAAGATCCCTAATTGGTTTGCAAGTCCAGTATAGCCTTCATCTTCTGCCCAAGACCATTCACGAATTTGATCTGCAAAAGACCAAGAATTAGTCTTTTTTAAATCTTCATGTGCGTTACGCCATGCAATTTTACAGAACTCGTTATCTGTTGATCCTGTTAACAATACTGCGTCACGATCATTAAAATCGTTAACTAATTTATCATATGCCACAATTTCTGTCGGGCATACAAATGTAAAATCCTTTGGATAATATACAATTACCTTCCATTTTCCTGGAAATGATTTTTCATCCAATACTTCAAATACATCATCAGAAGCATCCAGTCTACCTGGTTTTACTCCAATGATACGAAACGGCTCTAACTTATCTCCGATAGTTCTCATTTGCTCTTCTTTCTACTAGTAGTCATTCTATTATACCAAACTGGTAGCACTAACGGGAATCGAACCCGTCTTTCCGCCGTGAAAGGGCGATGTCCTATCCGATAGACGATAGTGCCATGATTGGTAGACATATTACCATTATACATTGATTCAGTAGTTTTGTAAAGTTACAAATAAAACTAAATTATAATTTTCTTTTCTAAAAGTTTATGATAGTAATAATAACATAAATCAAGATTATAGCCATCTAACAGATTTTCTTTATAGTTTGGTAACGACTTGCTTGATGGAATATAGTGTTCACTTCTAGGTATAATGTCTCTTTCAAAATAAACATATTTATCTTTATCTATATTTAATAACTCTAATAATTTTTTAATTACAATTTTTGGATATTTTATGAGATCATTAAAATCTATGACATAGTCTGCATGTTCACATAAGAAAGAATACATTAGTATATACTCTGTTATTTTTTCTCTAATTCCAAAATCGATAGCATTTTCTAAATAATAATTACCAAGATGTGCTATATAAGAAGGAATACTTCCAGTCGGCTCTCTTGCTATTGTTACTATCACTCTTTTCTTATTGTTGTTTTCATCAAATAGTTGTTCTATAAGGTGTGATTGAGTAAAATGAATTTTTTCTATTTCATATAGATTATCATCAAAAAAATGCATCCCACTTCTATTATATGTAAGTAGGTGAGGGACACACTCATTTACCAAATAATTATTTTGTTGCATACAATCATTATACACCAATAACGGATACACCAGGCTCTAGCGATCCGTATCGGACTTGAACCGACGACCTCTACCGTGACAGGGTAGCGTTCTAACCAACTGAACTAACGGACCAACAATAAATATACTATCATACTTATTCTTCTCCGTCAAAATAATTATTTTTTAAATACTCATATAAGGACGGTGCATTAATTGCATTATTCTTCCATTTTTGCTTTCTTTCTTCCCAGATTGAATTAAATTGAAAGGCCGAATGTCCTAGCGGTATTCCTGTTCCAAAGTAATCCGCTTTTGCCCTAGCAATATTCATCATGTTTAAGTTCATTCCAGTGGCTATGTATGTTATTCCAGCAGGACCGAAAGGGTGCTCCTGTTTTGTCATATATCTTTGAACTAAATCATTAAAAGGATCTTCTTTATCAAATAAAGAAGTTAGCATTTCATTTTCCACATCTATTGTGGTTCCATTTTTAATGCTTCTCCAATATTCTGTATCATCTCTGTGAGACAATAAATAATGTAAGGATACAAATTTAGCAAATCCTTGATATATAGACTTAGTTGATTGATTATACATGTTTCGATCAAACTGACTTATATTATCTCTTTGTAATATATCTATTAACTTAAACAAAAATTCATGTACTGTATATAAGCCGTTAGATTCTAGTGGCTCAATAAAACCAGCAGCCATTCCTATTGCTACTACATTTTTTACAAATGTTCTCTCGTGAATACCAATTTTCATGTCAATGTATCTAAACTTTAAATCTTCGACTTCTTCTTTAGTTCTAGGAATTATCATTTTATCTGACATTAGGTATTGCTTAAACTCATCTAGCGCCTGTTCTTTTGTAATAAATTTTGTTGAATGGACATATCCAGTTCCTAATCTAGAATATAGTGGGGTATTCCAGCACCATCCATTTCCAAGGGCTGTACAGTTTGTATAGGATTCCATTTCTTTTTCTTTATCCTTGTACGGCACCTGTGCAGCCCAAGCACCGTTATTTGGAATTAAATGTTGAAAAGAAATATATGGTTCATTTAAAGTTTCACCAAGTAACAGACTTTTAAAGCCTGTGCAATCTACAAACAAATCTGCATTAACAATTTCGTTATTATCTAATTCAAGATATTTAATTCCTGCCTCATCATCTTTAATAACATTAGTAACAGTTGCTTCAATATGTTTTACTCCATTTGGCAAACATACAAAATCCTTAAGCCACTGCCCAAACTTAACAGCATTAAAATGATATGCAACAGCCCTCTTAGTATCAAAATTATCGAACTCATTATTAAGATTTTCAGAGTATTTATTTTTTGCAAATAATGCTGCTGCTGGAAATAAACATTCTACAAAATCTGTAACTGGTGTCTCTGGAGATATATATTTTTTAATATGCCAATCGTAAAATGGATTTCTATTTTTATATACCATTGGGGTTCCAAATGGATAATGAAATCCGCCAGAATCTTTTTTATAAAAATCAGTAAATTTTATGCTTAATTTATATGTAGCATCTGTAGCCTTTAAAAAATCTTTATCTTGTAATCCTATAAAATCTGTCCAGCGTTTAATCTGACCCAATGTAGACTCTCCAACACCTATAATTGGAACATGTTTAGATTCTATTACACTTATGTCTTTATCTGGAAATGCTTTTATTAGTGTTGCTGCTGACATCCATCCAGCAGATCCACCACCAACAATTACTATTTTATTTATTGACATTTTATACCCCATATAGTATTATATCATTGCTGGTCTGGCAGGTCTCGATCCTGCGACATCTCGATTAACAGTCGAGTGTTCTACCAACTGAACTACAGACCAATGTTTAATTGTAGCACCCCTGGCAGGAATCGAACCTGCGACAAACGGATTAGAAGTCCGCTACTCTTCCGCTGAGTTACAGAGGTATTTTATTTTCTACCCCACTGTATTTTGTCCCATATTCTTTCGTGCCAATAATATACACCTATTTTTAATACGGTTTCCCAAAATGCAATAGCGGTAGCCAAAACAGCCTCTCCAGTAATTATATACACAACAAGAAAAGAAGTCAAGGTGCCAAATACTCTATAACTCCAGGCTTTAGCAAACGATCTACTCTTCGTTACTCTCATCTATTTTTTCTTTAAAGTTAATAAATAATTCTGCTTCTTTATCTGCCCAGGAATTACTTGAATTATCAAATACCCATTTCTTTACGCTTTTGAGTAGCACTAATAGACTCAATGTCTTCTCCTAACTTTACTTGTTCAATCTTATAGCCTACATCACGACCATAAACAACATTAGTAATATTGGGTAGTCGTAATACTAACGTATCTTTAAATGGATTATCCTGCTTAATAAATTCGGACACCTCGTCATATTTCAATGGATCCTTTTCAGATGTTTTATAGGTATTACGAACACCGACAAGAACCTGTGGTGTTCTCTTATGGGCTTCTTCTTTTAAAGCCTGATGCCCTTCGTGCCAAGGTTGATATCTTCCAAGTTGCAAAGTAGTTGGAGCAGACCAGTCAAATAATGATCCAGTTTGAATTACAGTATTAACCTCTTCTTCTATAGTATAACCATCAAGAATTCTTATATGAAAATGCCAAGGGTCTGCCCAAAGTTTATTGGTATCTTCAAATCTGCCCTGCTTAATTCTATCAACCCATACCACTAAATCTGCAAAACCAAATGCCTCTCTCGCTTCTTCAGTTGGACAAACAAAATCAACAATGACAGGGGCAACATTTTGCTTGGCAATAAGCCTAGCCATTTCTCCCATTCTTCTTGCTTGCTCAATTCTATCTTCATTGCTAAATCCTAGATCGGAGTTTACCGTTGATCTAACTTCATCTGCATTAAGATGAATTGCATTAATTCTTTCTTTAAGTGCCTGTGCAAGTGCTGTCTTGCCAGAACCAGGCAGCCCAATAATTTGTATAATCATTTATTCCTCCATAATAAGTATACCATCGTGCCCCTGGTTGGATTCGAACCAACGCTTTCACGATTTTAAGTCGTGTGCCTCTACCACTGGGCTACAAGGGCTAAACTACGCAATTATAAGTGCCAGTCACGCTACCCGTTTCTACGGCGAATATAACCACTGGCTCTGCTCCCTAGATGCTGTCTGCTTAGGCCCATTCGACTGGGTTATCTAACGACTTCCACCTGCGAAAGTTTCGGGGCAGTTGTATCTATCCTGAGTCGAATTCTGGATAGACCTTGTAGAGCAGGTAGGACTTGAACCTACGATAGCCGAATTATGAGTTCGGGGCCTTGACCAACTTGGCTACTGCTCCCTAAAACTATTTAGTTATTTATGATTACCCCGTTATTCCAAACAAGTTTATTGCCCTTTTTGACACAAGTAAACTTGACCAATTTTACTACAGTTGTAGTTTTGTTTAGTTTAGTGCATCTTTTGCCAGCAAATGCTTTTTTAGTTGCTAATGCTGCAACATTTTTTGCTGCAATTTCTGCCTCAGCCTTCGCTTCCGTTTCTGCCTTGGCTTTTAGTTCTGCTTCAGTCTTTGCCCGTGCTTCTTCCTCAGCCTTTGCTTTGGCCTCTGCTTCAACCTTTGCCTTCGCTTCTGCTTCTTGCTCTGCTTTCAACTCTGCAGCAAGACGTACTGCTTCTGCCTGAGCGAATTCTATTTTCCTATCTTCAGCAACAATCTCTTCTGCCTCTTTTATTAAACTTGGTAACTTTGATTTGGGATCAATCCAACTCATCGAAGGAAACGGAGACAATCTTTCTGGTGCCTGACAATTATTATTGACCAGTCCAAGTCCAGTTGTTCCAAGAACATAACGAACATTATTTTCTTCGACAAAAAATACTGATCCTGAATCTCCATCACAAATGTGACTCTGCTTCAGGTCACGATTTTGAACTATGCCGTAAACACCTGGCTTATTGATCTTCTTCCAATCCACTGTGTATTGTCTGTAGAAGTTAAGCACCTCTTCAGGAGACAATAAAGTGCTTGTAAGTCTGTTTGGTGGCCGATTAATGATTTCTGCCCATGGCCTATTTCTCTGATTTACATTTGTAATTCCATAACCAACCAACTCAACTTTAGACTTTTCCCTCACAAAACGTTTCATCTGCTCCTCTGTTGCAAGAACAGCCTTCTTTGTTACGGGAATGTCCTCACTCAAAACAATTATGGCGAGATCATCGAAAATTATATTATTTGCATAATCTGGGTAAACATAGGTACTTGGAATAATTACCTTTTTAACTTTGTAGCCTCTTTGCCCTGCAATACTAGCAATGCCTGGCTTATATATGACACCACTTCGCTCCCAATAAGCCAGACCGCCAGTGCTATCAATTACGTGCCCAACAGTTATAACAATTCTCTCGGAATACAAAAACCCAGATGCGCCTCCAACCTTCACCGCAGTTGGATCTCCAGTCGCATCTTGGCCAAACTCTACTGCTACTGATGGAGATGAAGAAAATAATAAACTTGCAAAAACAATGTAGATAATTTTTTTCATTTTAAATCCTTTTGTTTAGGTTATATTATAATTGTACAATATTCAAGATAAATTGTCAAATATCTTTACCATTTAAACTATTTTTTATATTAGGATTTGTAATTGTTTTTAATATCTATTTATTTTTTCCTATTTTTTTACCCCATATTTCTTCTATGATTGAAGGGTCAAAGTCTGTATCATCTTGATGATTTTTTGGTTTTAACCACCCTCCAATATTTGGATTTAGCATTTCTTTTGGGACTGTTTTGCCGTCAGGGTATTGGTTGTATTGAACTCCATCGGCTTCCCGACCGCTTTGTTCTACAACAAATCCATTTTCACGATCAAATAATACATAATCAAATTCAACAACATTAAATGTTTCTTTGAAGATATTAATAACTTTATTGAATTCTAGTTGACCACAAGTATATAAATCAAATTGAATTAATCCTGGGTCTACTTCATCCCATATGTGAAAAGCAATATGGCTGGTCTCAATCATTACAATTCCTGTTAGACCCTTATTGCCATCTTTATCCACATAGGATGCAAATGGACCCTTAATAATCTTCATGTCGATCTTTTCGACTAAATTGCGAAGGAAATTAATTCCCTCTTCTTCTGTATTTATTGGATTCTTTACTTTAGCATTAACCAATAAGTGCTTGTGATAAATCATTTAATATGTCCTTCCCTGTAAGTATGCCATGTAGTTAAGTATAGCAAATAGTAGTATTAGGATACCGATAGCGTATTTCATTTATATATAACCCTAAATGCATCATCTGTCTCTTCATCTACGAAATCCCATTCTTCCCACTTATCCCAATATGGAATACCATCAGCATCATAGTCATCCCATTCTGCCCCGCTCAAATCCATTCTCAATCTATATGCAGTTCCATACTCTCTATATAGTGGCCAGAATGTATCCCATTTCCATGCATGAAACTTATATCTAAATGTATCTGTTTTGCCTTCATCTTCTAGATATGATATCTCTAGTAATCCTGAAGATGCTATTGATCCCGCCCAATTTGCGATCCATCGTAATGGAGGACGAGATTTATGTTCTGCGATTGAGTTATCTAAAATAGATTTTGGTTCTTTTATTTCATCTGACTGATTCACGATACCACTACTCCAGCCAAAAACCCAATTATAAAAGACCCAAGAGCAATAGACCAATAATAAGTTTTTTGAAGGTAGTCACGGATAATATCTTTTGTTACATTATTAGGGATAATAATTTCATATCCCTCTTTATCTGTATCTGGAAAACGATATTCCTTCATTTATGCTCCTTCATGTGTCTATTAAGTGTATCATGGGCAAATATACCAGTTCTGACTTCTATTTCTTTATTGCATTTAGGACATACTACTACCCTATTGATCATATCTTTAGTATACACCAATACAATAGATTTGTAAAGTTATAAGTGTTTATATTCTTCAAATAATTTTAAAATCTCATCAGAATATTTGTCATAATTTATTTCAATAATAGTATTATCAGGGTTGATTTTATGTATTTTTATTTCTTGTCCAATTTTGAACAATACATTGTCTATCTTATCTTTTATGTTCATTCTGATTTTAAATAAAGGTATACCATAAGGGAATAGTATATCTTGATCCAGAAGTAACTTTGCTTATAATGTGATTATAGTGCATGTTCCCTGGAAAAATAATTAAATCTCCAGCCTTTGGTTTAAAGATTTTATTTTGAGTGGGAAAATAATATTCTCCGCCTTCAAAATCATCATTAAGATATATAGTGACAGACATATTATTAAAATCATTTATCCCTAGATCATTAATGTGTAAATCATAAACATCATTCTTTGTCCACTCTGCAATTTTTGCACTTCTGCTTTTTACTCTAACTGGATATTCTGCCTCAATAACACCACGAACAATGTCATTGTATGTATCTATGTACGGATTTATATCCCAGTCTTTTCTAAAAGTCAGGGGATTCCCATCAGGGCTAAACTGAACTGGTTTTTCAGACGATGGCTCTGAATTTTTTATGCTTTCTATAATAGCGCTGCATTGTTCTGGAGAAATAAAATTAGTAAAGACTTTTAAATTATCTGGCTTAGATCCTAATTTTTCAAAAACCTCATGATGAATTGTAGATCCTTCAGGCCTTCTGTCATCATTCGATATATCAAAATGTTCCATATCATTGTTGTTAGGTTGCACTTTATCAAATTCCTTTACTAGTTTTAACAATTTGCTAATATCTTTTTGATCTGTATGTATCATAAAATCATAAATATTAAATTTTTCTGCAATACCTTTAATTGCAGAAACAACCTCATCATGTGTTCCAATTATATGATGAAATTGTTTTCTTGGCGGAGCATTCTCGTCATAGATAACATTGTCTACGTCTTCAGGCTTTTCAATTATTAGCGGATCTACAATAAGGATTGGCTTTGAATTAGTTATTTTTGCGTACTGCTCAGGATTACGTAACAGATTATCATCTACGTATATGTATTCGCAATGCTTGTTTGCTATCCTGATTGTTGTGTCTGAGGAACCAACAACAGCCATATGTGTTTTATGCTGATGTTTTTCCATTAATGCCATAACCTTATCCATCCAAACTTCTGATATTGCCACCCTTTTTGCAAGGGTATCAATAAGTGAAGAGTCATGCATATAATGATCTATTACTAATTTTTCTGCAGTGCTGTTTCCTTCATCTCCCCATCTTCCAGCAACAAGGTTTACTCCAATTCTTCCAGGAGCAAAACGATTTAATGTTTCTAAAATTTTAGCAGCATAGTCAGGACTTGTTCCATATGCAGGTAAAGCAATTGTCATAATTAATTGATTTGTTTTTTCTAATGCGTCTTTTATAACTAAAGAAAAATCAATACCACCTGGACCATATGGAAGTAAAACGGACTTAACGTTTGCACCATCTAATTCTTGTGCCATACGTAGAATTCCATCAAGGTCTAGGTTTTCGATACTGTCACTTATCTGCCAGTGTCTCCTCCACATCCAGTGGAAGGTTATTGGTTTATTCGACATTAGATCCGTCTCTCCTTTTAGTTTTAAGCCAAGATCCTATTTTACCATTACTTACTTTGGTGCGTAAAATCTCTCCAAAGGTGCTATGTGTTATTTCAGAACCCAAATATTCTTGCCCAGTTTCAAGATCAATAACTTTCCATTTACCTGGAGCCTTAGTATGTAAAATTAAATCAATTGGATAGTCATAATCATTAACCTCAGAACCATCCAACAACTTTCTTTTTTTAATATTTTCTTGTGACAAAGCATCCCCGAATCATCTTTTAATTATACACTATATTAGATGAAAGAAAAAAATACAAATGCTGCCAAAATAACGAGGGTAGAAAGAATAATTCTTGTTTTAGTTTCTTTAGACCACTCTTTAGTATTGATCGCCATATATGCCCCTATCCTGCATAAATATATGTAAAATGTTTAAAACAAACACCAACTATGATGCCTGTCTCTTTTTCAGGCTGATTGTATTCTGCCTTGTTATCACAATAATAGCACTTCTCATCTTTCATCTATTTATTATAGCATCTCGGACAATGTTCCCATTTATCCTCAAGATCAATATCTATCATAAATATAACCCCACAACTATAGCAAAGATACCTTATCTGTTCTTTATCCATGCTCGTACCAACTGGGGGCATCGTCATCAATTGCCTCTAATATTTCTTCGGCTAACTTTCTTGCCAACTTATCCTTATGCTTTCCTTTTATTTGATCGTGAATAATTTCAATTATCGAGTCTATTTTGGATTCACGGGATAGCATGATGATATATTATATAGCGTTTTTACGTTTATTTTTATAGGGTGATGGCCCTAGATAATATTTTATTGTAAGCCTGATAAAAATCTGAGAGATCCATATCATTTATAACATTTTTTACATCATCATATTGTGGTAACTCTTTACTACTTACGGAATATCCTTCAGAATCTGCTAGGCGTGTCTCATATTTATCTGTAATTATATCAATTTCTAAAATATTGGCTACGGCTGAAGTAACCTCAAATGGAAATGATACTAATTGATTATAGTCTATAACTATACTGCTAATTTCTTCAAGTTCTAGGTACTGTTTGCAAGATTTGTCTATCAAACCCTTAATATTACCAAGATTTAATGAAAAATTATCTTCTATAACAAATCTTGTATCTTTTTGCTTTATAGATAAAGCAATATGTGATATTAGTAAATCTTTTGGGTCTCTAACTATGGTTATTAATTTTAATTTATCTACCTCTAATCCGCTCCAAAAACGGTTGTTGCGTTTAAGCAATCCCTTAATTGCATAGCCCCAGGTTTGAGGTTTTGGTTCATGATACTTTACTATCAATTTGCCCGTATGTGCAAATATTCTTTCCTGTAAGTAATGGCTTCCGACACGGGGTAATGTGACTATAGCCCAATCTTTAATTATATATGAATCATCATTCATGACTTATACAAACTCAAACCACATCGGAATACTATATCTTGATCCAGATGTAATGGTTTTTACCTCATGAGCATAGTGCATATTGCCAGGAAACATTATGAGATCTCCTGCTTGAGGCTTGTGAGATATGTTGTGAGTTGGAAACTCAATCTCTCCCCCCTCATAATCACTGTTTAAATATATAAGTGTTGCCATATGATTAGTACTGGTTGTGCCTAAATCATCTACATGTAAATCTAAATTATCCCCTACGTCCCATCTACCGACAAATACATTTTTATTTTTTACTGGAAATCCGTATTCTTTTTCTAGTAAATCTTGTACTAATGGAACATATTTATATGTAGGTTCTACATTTACATATGATTTTCTTGTAACAATTGGTTCAAGTTTTTCATCCCATTTAACTGGATATTCCTTTGGTATTGCAAAAGTATTTATATACTGTATTAATATTTTACATTCTCTTTCAGAAATAAAATTTTTAATAATTTTAATATTTTTTGAATCGCTACCCATTTTTTCAAAATTTTGCTTATAGATTTCAGATCTATCGAAATAGTCTGGGTGTTGTCCTACAACCTGTCCATTTACAATAAACGGAACATTTGATTTTAAAGCGTCAAAATTATAAGTACTTGTATCTTCTTCTTTTGAAATTGGATCCATTATTGTATTATACACCATTTAAAAGTTCGGCGGAAAATAGAAATATAAACCCCCCTATGCTCTAAACGAGCAATATGGGTTAGTATATCTATGCCTCCGAAACCAGATCTATCATATAATCTATAGTCTCACAATGGATGGCATTTTCTGATAAACAGTATTCAAGGTTTGGATCATATGTACATTTTTTAGAAGACATCTCCAATATGAGAGCCTGTTTGAATCTGCCCTTATCAAATTGCTTCTTTGGTTTCTTTTCAGAGTATGGGTGCTTCTGCCTATAGTTTCCATGAGGATCATGAACATGGCAGAATTCACCCTTACGCCATAGTTCCACAGGTATGGGGCATGGATTATTTCTTCTAGTAACTGCTTTACATTTCATACAAACCATGATACCAAAAATGCGGGGGAATGTAAAGTATCCCCAATATCCCCCATAGAAGAACATATCCCCATATAAGGCCAAATAAGGTTTATGGTTTGCCCGTCGAATTATTCCTCAAAAGACTGTTGAGAAGACCAGAATATGTTATTCATTAAGTCTAAAGGATCGATAGCCTTAATGCCATAAGATTCATAGATAGCCCTTACATCTGGATTATCGTCTATGGCAATGTCGATCTTACCTTGAAGGTTTGCTGCTATACCGTCCTTAAATTCGTCTGACTTGTCATAGTGTTCTGGATTCATCAATAAGGCATCGTATTTAATGCCAAGAGAGTCAAGAAGTTTAACTGTAACATCTTTCATCGTATCCTGTCTACCAGTTACTATGATTACATTTTCGATGTTATTTTTTACAAAATCTACTACCGCTAAATTAGGTGTTATTTGCTCATCGTGCCAAAAACCAGATACAAGGGTGTCGTCGATATCTACAATTGCTGTGTTATATTTTTTCATATAACTATTGTACAGGATGATGGTTTGATATGAAAGTT